TTTTGTAGACTATCTAGCAATTGTTGAACTTGATCTACATGTTTGACCTGAACCAAAGATGTTCTTTTGTATGAATTCCCAAAATCATCTTCGTATGATCCTGCTTCACGTTTGATCAATTTTCGGAATTGTCTCCACTGTACACCATAAACTCTACCCAAATCACCTTCGTATTTGGCTTTTGATTTCCAATAAGGTGCAAGTGCATTTGGAGTCCAAATCGTTACATTTCCCTCACGTGAACCATGTGTGATTTCTGCTAATCTACGTTCGTCACCGCTGCCTTCAATGAACCATAATAGTTCACCTACAACTGCTTTCCATGCTAACTTTTTAGTTGTAATAGCAGGAAAGCCTTCTTTCAAATTAAATCTAAGTTGTTTTCCAAACAATGACCTTGTACCGACACCTGTTCGGTCTAGACGTTCTTCACCTTCATTTAGTATTTCTTCAAGCAACTGATGATATTGTTTCATTTCCTAATCCAAATTTCAAATGTATGATCAGAGTTAACTTCTTGATAATCAAGTGAAAACTCTTTGTTCAATTTTACTAAATCAATATGAGTATCACAAAGATATTTGGCAAACGTCACAGTCAAATAAACTTTATTAACACGATCAAACAAAGATTGAATCAAACTCGCACCACCGATTAGATACAAATCATCATATTTGTTTAATTCTTCAATGTCACGTATTTGAATAGTGTTTTCAAAACTATCTAAATTTGATTTAGTAACAACTAAGTTGAGTCTATTTGGCAAAGGTTTCTTGGGCAAACTTTCCCAAGTATTTCGTCCCATAACGATAGTTTTTCCAGTAGTAAGATTTTTAAATCTAGGCAAATCACCTTGAATGTTAGTCCAAGGCAATTTGTTTTTATATCCTATGCCACCAGTTGGATCAGCAGCAACGATTAATTGCATAGTTTCTTCAGTAACTCATCAGTTGTAGGTTGCACTGTATCTGCAATACTTTGTACATTAAGAATGAATTCTATACCCAGTATTAGGTTATCCAGTTCATTTAACTTTCTACTTACAACCTCTTCTATTTGTTCTGGATCTAAACCTTGATTGATTAATTTTTCAATATTAATTGTTTGTTGTCTTTTACCTTGCAACTTCACAACCATTTTTTTGATAAATTGAATGGGAATCTTTTGTTTATCTACATCTAGAAGAATGTGTTCCCACTTTTCAATAAATTCAGGTGACATTATGCTACAACTTTACTTCTTGTCCTACGTACTTTGGTTTTTTCTGCTTTAACGGGTTCAGGTGTTTCCAATTTTACTAAAACCTGTGGTTCCAATGAATCCGCTTCTTTTAGCAATCTATCGGCTTCTGCTAGAAGGCCTTTGGCTTCGGCTGACATTTTAAGTGCCTGAGAACGAAGATTAGATGCAATACTAGAATCATCCAATGCACCTTGGGCATTGTTTACTGGAACATTAGCAGTTCTGCCTTCGTTGAGTTGTTGTGGCAGATTCTCCCCGCGCATCCTACGGATGACGTCTTTTGGATCTTGTAGACCTAAACTCTGGTCCATAGATTCCAACTTCTTTACTGCTGCTTCACCTTGCTTCATTTCGTCCAAAATCTTGTTAAGTTCACTTAACTTGATCTTGACATTAGGCTGAGGGGTCATAACAATGTTTTCAGTATTTACCTTTTTCAACTGACCTTCAACATGCAAAACTTGCAAAATAGGTCTACCGTCATTTGTAAATGTTCTGTTCAATGCATCAGCCAAATCTTCACTAGTTTGTCCAATATCACTTTCAATACATTTCATCATGGGGTCATGGATGTGTTGATTTAACAGTTCTGTATGTGTTACTAGACACATATGCGGTTCACCGGGCACTTCACGAAAAATAACCGCTACCTTCCTATCTCCGTGCTTACCTACATGGCGTAAAAATTTCATTCATATCTCCTTGAAATACATTCTATTTAATATGCTCTTTACATATTAGAATATTTTTTGTTTAGACGTTGTTGCTGAACCAAAAACTTTATATCCGTTTTTCCTAATCCAATTTACTATAGTTTGAGGATCATTTTCAAATAGTTTTTTAACCTCACTTATATCTAATTCACTTGTGAACTCATAAATTTCATAATTTCTTTGACTATTAAGTCTCGCTCTCAATAAAATTGATTGTAGTGGAATAGGATTTGGATTAGGCTCGTTGAGCGGTGTTCCTTTAAGAATTGCTAGACATTTTCTTTTTTCGTATTCATCCAATATTTTTTTAGCCTCATCGACGTCAAAAATAGATTCCAAACCTAGCATATCCCATACTGCTATAAAATGGTATGACATTTTAGTAAAAATGAAGTTAATATTTAACAAATTTAATAAATAAAAGTGTAGTTCGCGGGACTGCAATCCCCAACTACTCTAACGCTATTAAGGAGCAATCAGCATGACTATTTATTATCTTATGATAAAGACACACAATATAACTGGATTGAAATATTTGTGTCAAACTAGAAAGAAAAATCCACATAAATATTTAGGTTCCGGAAAAGATTGGTGTACACATTTAGAAAAATACGGCAAAAACATAAAAACAGAAATTATTCTAACAACTTCGAATAAAGAAGAACTCAATAAAATTGGGCGTTATTATAGTAATTTGTGGAGAATAACAAGTGCAATGGATAATTTTGGAAATAAAATATGGGCCAATATTATTCCTGAAACAGGAGGTGGACCTGGATGTTCTCCCGAATCTAATAAAAAAATGTTTGCGAATGGTAAACATCCATTTCAAGATAAAAATTTAGCCAAAAGAAGAGCAAAACAACAAGTTGAAAATGGCACACACAATTTTATTGGTGGCAAAATTCAAAAAGAATCTAATATGCGTCGAATAAAAAATGGAACACATCATTTTCTTTCAGGTGAAAGTTCCTCTAAATACCAGAAAAAAATGGTTAATAGTAAATTGCATCCATTTCAAAACACTGAGTGGCAAAAAACCCAACAATCAAAATTAGTAGAAAAAGGCACACATCATTTTCTTGGTGAGTTTTCGCCTACTCAAGTGAAATGGACATGTGAAAAATGTGGGAAATCGGGAAAAGGAAAAAGTAACTTTTCCCGATGGCATTCTCATTAATCTTTTAAATATGCATATTGACCAAAAGGAGGAATTATATCCGTACTACCGTGGATAATAAATGTAGTATCACAAAATTCCGGGTCTCCCCAACTTCCGCAAGGAAATCCGTCCGTAAACATTATTAAACGTTTTGTAGTTGGTCCGAATTCTTTGAGATATTTAAATACACAATCAAAATCAGTTCCACCTCCACCTACTGGAACGTATGAACTAATGTCCTCCATATCTTCACTTGTAAATTGCTGATCATTATATACTTGAGTATCAAAAGATATAACCCTAACTCTGTATCCGTCGAAGGAATTCATCATTCCCCCGACTTCTCCCAAGAAAGCCTGAGCCTGCTTACTAGAGATAGAACCAGACATATCGACCGCAACAACCACATCAATTTCCTCACCAGGAGTCATTCCGGGCATAATTGCATCCATATGCCAACCCCTACGGCTAGGACGCATCCAACTGAAATCAGTTTTGATCGCACTAGTAAGATTGGTTTGTAGCAGTTCACGCCAAGGCATTACCGGATCAGTAATGTTCTTGATCAGGCGTTCTACTCCTGCGGGCAGAGAACCTGCATCAGCGGATGATGCTGCATTGATAATTGCCTGCTTGATTTCCTGACGAAGTTTCTCACGTTCTTCAGGTGACATTGAAGGACGCTTACCCTTACCCTTTTTCTTATCATCGTCACCGTCTTCATATTCATCACCTTCTCCGTCAAGGTGATCATCAACCATTTGATCTACTAGATCATCAATTGAAATTTGTTTTGCATTCTTGATCAGGTCATCATAAATTTCTTCACTGGACAACCTATCATACTTAGGTTCATACAAGCAAGGAACCGTCTTGATGAACTCACCGACTTTGTGTCGCTTCAAGTCAGCGTTTACCGCGTAATCGTTAGCGATATTGAACAGTTGATGATCCCTAGTACCACGACGGCCCATGTGATCATATACCACGTGAAGGATTTCATGAGCCACAAGAAATTCAACTTCCTTTGGCTTTAGCATCATGATGAACCTACTGTTGTAATAGAACTTTTGTCCATCAGTTGCGGCAGTAGAACACCAATCGTCGGCATTGATCAACTGCAACCTAGTTGCAAGATTGCCGAAAAATGCATGCCTAAGCAAAAGACCAATACGTGCCGTGATGATACGTTCACGGGCTTGAAAATCAACCTTTTGATCAGTCGGACCGATCAGATTTTCAAACTTAGCACTACGTGAACGCTTTTTACTTTTACCGATAACTTCACTCATGGGTTCTCCTTAAGATTTCATTCATTATAAGAGGAAAGATATTTATTGTCAAATAAAAAGAGGATGATGTTTAGTCATCCTCATAAAGAGAAGAACTAGTCTTCTCTGCAGGTTTCAGTTTTTAACTGCCTGCATCAATGATGTACTTACCGAACTTCTTATGGAACTCATCAAAATTCTTGAGTTTGGAGTGTTCGATAGGAAGCATGTAGGTCTTCAGCGCAATTTTTGCTCCCATGACAACCAACTCCGTTTCAAAGTTGTTCATCATGTAACTTAGGAAGTTGTCAAACATGGAGTAGAATTCACTCATGTTGACCTTCTTGTTATCCAATGCGTCCTTCAATTCGTAACACATACTGATGGTAAGTGAGTACATTGCGGACACTTCCTTGATATTGAGTTCCTTTACCTTACCACTGAGAATCGCACTTGGCTCAGGCATCTTTCCAGCAATCTTACGATGTGCCATGAACTTAACTGCAAGACCTTCACCAACCGCACCTGCGACGAGGTTGAACAGAGTATCGGTGTCAACACTTTCATCTTCAAGAAGTTGACTCACGAAGACCCAAGAACGGGGAGTAGGGAACGCACGGCTAGCGGACTTGCTATCAAAACCATACAGGTCTTGTTTAGCAAAACTCAGATAACCAACCACGTCCTTGTGGATGTTGTTATTAACAGCCCAAACCTGCCAACTAGTGAAATCAGCACGCATTTCCAGATGAAGGAAACGATTCGCAAGAGGCATGGGCATACGATACGTCACACCCTTGTCACTATCACGGTTACCCGCTGCAACAATTACAACGTTATCGGGAAGACGATACTTACCTACCCTACGATTAAGAATCAGTTGATAACCTGCAGCCTGTACAGCAGGGGGAGCGGAGTTCATTTCGTCAAGGAAAAGAACAACAACAGGATATTGACTTGCGAATTCCTCATCGGGAAGATCAACGGGGCTAGCCCAATCCATCTTACCGAGATCCTTGTTGAAGAAAGGAATACCACGGATGTCAGTGGGTTCCATCTGAGCCATACGAAGATCGATAACGTATCCGCCCATCTCGTTAGCAACTTCAGCAACTACCTCACTCTTGCCGATCCCGGGAGGACCCCAAAGGAAAACAGGACGCTTGACTTGAAACGCCTTGAGGATAGCCTTGCGAGCCTGAACGCTGGTGATAGTAAGATTTTCAGAAATTTGAGACATTGATTACTCCGTTAAAAATGATGAGTTTTGATTGTAGATCCGATTGGATTTTTTGTCAAGCAGCAAATTTTTGTTCTCAGAAAATTTCTGTTGACGCCTACCCAATGACTGATTATGACAGAGTACAGATTTAATGTCAAGCCTACGTGTACATGACCGTGTCCGTGTCACCCAAGGACCACTTGGCATTGTTTTCTACTTTGTAGATTTTGGTGCAAACTTTGAAATCAGGGAACAACAGTTCTTTTGGATTACTAGCAGGATCCAAAAACAATGTTCTATTGTTTGGCTGTGCTGCATATTGCCCATTATCCAATTCAATAAAATTGAAGGACTTGTGATCTTCTGCTACTTCACTGTATGTTGTATCAATGATATTGGGATCAGGACTTGCATTGTCTACCGTGAATAGATAGTTTCCACTATACCATTTTTTGTCTTTTGCAAAGAACTTTGCAGAAAGATTCCCTATGAAACTTTTCTTTATTATGGTTGCATGATGACTAAAGCAATCCCAAATTTGTAGGTAATCCAATGGTAGAAAATCACCTAAATCATCAGTTCTTGATACATATGCATGTAGTGGTAACTTATCGTATAATGCACCATATTCAGGCAAGTATGATTCAATTCTAAATGCTTGCCCGCGTATTGTTTTCAATGATACCCAAATACAAGAGACAAATTCACCATGCCCTTTTTGGAAATCATATAAAAATTCTTTACGTATATAGCAGTGTATGGGTGGTAAATTTAAAACTAAAAATGACATTTATTCAGTAAACCTTCTATTACTAAAACTAGTTGACATGCTTTGTTGTTTTGCTTTGTTTGCAGGTTGTCCAGTTCCTAAATCATCGTGGGTATAGAATCCATACAGATATATTTCTGTTGGATTTTTTCCAACGATTTTGTATACAATACTTATGTCCTGATTTATATGTGCGTGTTTTAATCCAGGAACAGCATTAGAAAAAAATCCACCCCCTAAAAATGGTTTATCACTTGCACCAAATGGCTGTAGTGGATTGTTTCTTTTTAATTCCATGAAGTCACGGAATTTGGCTTTTAGAGCCGGTTGGTTTTTTATTCGTCTTAAATACGTATCTTTATATTCTGGACTTCTTTTAAATACAACAGTCATTCTTCATCCCAAGAATCCATTTCTTCTAATAACTCATCCATGTCCATGGGATCAGACCATTTGTTTTCTTTTTCGGTACGATAAATTTTTACTAAATCTTCAGTCAAGAAACCTGAATTATTTGTTTTATCGATACTTTCAAATAGGGTATTGTCAGATGGTTGGGTTACTTCGTTGATTTTCATAATCTTATTTATCTTTCAGCAAAATTTGTGCTACGCTATTTGCAAGGATTCGTTCTTTGCTGAATGCTTGAATTTCCCAAGGACTTTCGTAGTATTCTGTAAGATACTTTTTACCGCACCAATAGTAAACTACACGCTTTTTTTCAATTTTGTATTTCAGTTTGCCAGTTGCATATTGTTTGGCATGAACCATTTCATGTGCCAAAACTGTCAAAGTTTTCTCGATATCCAAACGTGAATCTATTGCGATTGCAATAGTTTCGTCATCCAAAAGTGTAGTTGCACCATTCATCCCGGTTGCTTTACTGAAGCCAGAAACCAGTGTGATGATAGTGTTGAATTTGCTACGTTGGAGGTTCAATTTAGCAACATAGAGATTGCCAACAGCCTCAACGAAGCCCTTTTTTGCTTTAGATTTGGTTTGTACGTAGATGTCCATGCATTGATAATAACAGGTATGAGATTTATTGTCAATTCAAGATGTAGGCCATGATGATCAATTTTTCCAAATAATCCAAAGACTGATTCAATTCCGTGAGAATTTTTTCACAATGTGATTTATTTTTTGTTCTTCTAGCATCTACTTCTTTTTTTGATAACTCAGTTATCATATTTTCAATATTTTTTACTATTTTGAATAAATCAGGATTGTATCTAATCTTCTTAAGTTGAAGGATTAAATCTTCAAGTTTTTTGCGAGCCTCTAATGTGTTTGTTACCATAATTTTTTATTTAGACTAAATATATGTAATTAATTCGTAAGCCGAGTTCATTAGATTAAGGAAGAACGAAGATGGCAATAAAAGTAAATTCATGTATCGTTGTCAGTAATGACAGAGAACTACAAAGTATAGCAAACTATAACAGCAATAGTGAGAATTTTTTTGCAGGTATTTGTGCCGGAGTATGCAATACGACAGGATGTTACAACATTTTCTTGGGGCAATATGCAGGTCAATTAGCAGTAACAGGAACATGTAATATTTTGATAGGGAAACAAGCAGGCAGGAGTTTAACAGGCGGAAATAACAATTTTTTCGTAGGCACACAAGCAGGCTTTTCAGCATCAACTGCATGTAAAAATACAATATTGGGATGCGGGGCTGGATTTAACCTATCAACCGGCAGTGACAATATCGTCATAGGAGACTGTGCAGGTAAAAATTTATTTGGTGCAAGAAAAAATATTTTCTTAGGAAGATGTAGCGGTTGCGGTACAATTACCGGAGGAGATGATAATATTTTCTTGGGTTCCGAATCAGGAAAATGCAATTACACTGGTTGTAGTAACATATTTTTTAGTAATCAAGCCGGATTTTATAATTCCACAGGAAAACATAATATCTATATGGGATTCTGTGCTGGCTGGATAGGAACGACAGGTTCTTATAATACATTTATAGGTTATCGAGCAGGACAATGTAATATATATGGATCAAATAATTTAGTGTTTGGTTGTAATTCCGGTGTAGGAACATACGGCTTATGTAACATAACAACAGAATCTAATCATATTATAATGGGGAACTGCAATCATACTAATGCATTAATTCAAGTTGCATGGACTGCTGTTTCTGATTGCCGTGATAAACATATCTATTGTCGTCTAGATAAAGGACGTGGATTTTTAAATGATATTAATCCAATAGTATTCAGTTTCAAAAACAGAGAAACAAATGAAATAACAGACACAAAAAAGAGATATGGATTTAGTGCCCAAGAGATATTGCAATTAGAAGGTGATGATCCGGTATTAGTTGGGGCAGACAATCCAGAGAAATTAGGTTTAACGACAGATTATCTCATTCCGATACTAGTTAATGCTATAAAAGAAATGTCAACTGAAATTGATATTTTAAAAAATGAAATTATTGAATTGAAGTCCAAAATATAAAAGGAAAAATAGAGTATGCCATTTACCATAAATAATTGTACTGTTGTTGACGACAACAGAAACATACAAAACATAACTAATTATAATTCTACTGGTAGTAATTTTTTTGCAGGACAATGTGCCGGCAATAATAATACCACAGGCAATTATAATAATTTCATAGGTGCAAATGCTGGTTTGTGTAACACGACCGGATCAAATAATACTTTTTTCGGTCTTTGTGCTGGTGCAGATGTTGTCACTGGTTCTAATAACACTATCATAGGTAGTGTAAGTGGTTCTGCTGAACTATCAAACACTATAATTATTGCTGCTG